CTCCGATTAAGGAGATGTAGAACCCACCTTATAGATTAAAACCTATAAGGCTACCCACCCTCTCTTTAGAATCAGAGAGGGTCTCCCGGATACTCCACCTTTCCATTTCTGGAGAGGGGAGGGTGCTTCAGTGAAGTACTGAAGGACCCGGGAGGTGTATCTGTCGGAATGCTTGGTTACACGTCCATAAGGATAGTGTACCCAAGCTTCCCTACGGTGTAGGTTCTTATTTAGCCTCAATTTGAGGCCCGATAAGTCATCACCATCGTAGGATATCCAACAGAACAACCCTGAGCCGTACGCTAAGGTCGGTATCTTGATATAAGATACCGCCTCGATCGTCGATTTTAGGTGTTGCGCCGTAAGGAAATAACCTCCTTTATAGAAGTTATTTCGCGTCTCGACACAAGAAACCAACGACTCAGGTCGCAGCCTATCTGGGTACGTTAGTAAGTAAATCGGGGTCACGTCGTGACCGTCGAAATACTCACCACCGCATGACTCCCGGAACTTACCAGTTCCAAAAGTCTTGTTGCGGTTAACCTTGAAACCAAGGTAACGTAGAGCTCCCAGAACAAGGTGCCCACAGTCAGCGGGGACAATTAAATCGTCCCCAAAGACTAGGACCTCCTTGGCCAACTCCTTTAAGTTCTCGATAGTATACTCTAGTTTGCGTTGAGATAACGCGCACCCGAGTACAACGCCCAGAAAAATAAAGGATTGGACAGGGAACGTTAAGGCAGAACCCATACAGGAAAACTTCCTCAAGCGATGAAGCTTGGGTTGTTTTGGGTCGACTCCATTGGAGACGAACCTTGTCCTGACAGCGTGGAACGCTTCAAGAAGAGCAGGATTGCTCCTAAAGAAACGCTCAACGACATAACAGGATACCCTGTCGGAAGCCTCGGACAGATCAATAGTCCAGTGGCTTCCGGTACGGGATGCTTGGCAAGCGAGTTTTTGGTTGAATCTTTGATCACGAAAGTGAATCGCAGATCCAATCCATGTTGCGCTTGCACGAGTGTACAGGTAATCCTTTATTAATTGCTGGCACCATTGATGAGAGATAGGCTCAGAGGCAATAAGCCTCGGAGCCTTCTGCGTCTTTGGTACAGCGATTAATTTACTCGGAGCTTCGTGCTCAGAGAATCGGTTACCCATATCCTCGAGATCGTCAGCCCAATTTCCGTAGTTTGCGAAAGCAAACTCAGCCATCGGAAAAACGGTCTCAAGCTTCAACGGCCAGGTCGGAAACTCATATTTTGAGCCTCTTCTCTGGTCCGAGACTGCCCCAGGTCCGTGCTTGCTAGCCCATTCTCCCAGGTCGAGAAGCCCGAGAGAGACGGTGACGCAGTCGGAGGCAAAATGAATTGCTCTGACTGTGTCCCGGGGGAGCCAGGGTGACTCCTCTCCAAACTCAAGAGAGAGTTGTTGATTGCCTGAAGACCGAGGCCGAAGCTTGTCATCGTAATGAAGATGAAAAGCCCGACCGCCGTCGAAGCAGTCAGCATCCCAATCAAGAGAAGCGGAAAGAACCCTAGCGTCTGTGCTGAAGAAAGAATTGACTGTTTCATAGGTCTTTTCCTTCTCACATACAATCTTTAGCTTCTTAGACAAATAATAAAGCTGTCTAAGAAATCTAATAGACTGGATACAAGGCACAGGTAGCAAGCAACCGCATTTGTCGAATATCCGCAACAGTAGTACCCGGAAAAGTCTGGGAATTACTGTGCCCTTCCGATACGCCCTCATGTGAGGGAGACCAGAAAGGGTAAGGCGGGACGACGCTAAGCACAAGTCAAAATGCTTACCGTAGTCAACAAGATCTATGGTATAAAACCGTAGACCGTGTTTTTCGACAGCAGAGCAGAGCCGCAAATAATCGCGATTCAACTCAGCCGCGGTCATGGGCAAGTTGTTCGTAATATCAGACAAGATATTACGATAAGCTTGCTGTATCACAGTGACGTGCCGCTTAGTCATTTGCATCTCCTTTTGAGGTGTAAAAGACGCACGGCCCGACACAACTGGCTACCTGGTACAAAGTACCAGGGAGGTTGGCCCTTTAGTTAAACTAAAGGTCTCCCCTAATGCAAGTTGATAGGAATGGAAGACATAAGAGGACAAGGAAGAAGTATGCAAATACTTCCTCCCGCCATCTTACGACTCCCACCCGAGCAACTTTGTGGCAACACCGCCTGACTTAACCATGTAAAAAGACATGGCTTCGGAAAGGTCGATGATGTCACTCGCGGTTTCGCTAGGGTTGCAACGAACAGTGAAAATCACTTCCGTTAGCAGCCCGAGCGGAAATGTGGTGGTAGGTTTCAGAAACCTTTGAAATGTCACACTGTGACGATCAAAGGCCTGTGTACCGGCCTTCACATTATCCGTGGAGTGGCGCACTTTCGCGCGCCAATTTACGGTAGCCTCGTCAAGAAAGTACTCAGATGAGTAACCATCTTGATTGATCAGAGGGAGAGTCTTGGCGGTTCCACCGGAACCATCAAGTGTAACAACCAAAGTTGAGCCAAGCATGCTGTGATACTCCTTAGTTATCTGCCTTTCCCCGGAAGTCTGAGGATTGCCAGAGAACCAAGGATCGACAGTTGCCTTGCCGTCAAAAACGGCATGGTAGCGCTCAAGCCGGCACCCTGTAAAATCCTAGATTTGGATTGCAGGGTGTTATGGCCGTATCCGCCGTCAAATTTACAATTTGTAAATATCGGGCGGAATTTGCGTACTGTAGTGGTTCTAGCCATAATACATGGTGTTGAAGGCACTACTGGAACTACGTTGTTATGTGCCGCTAGGTACGTACCAACGTTGGAAAACCAATCTATCAACCAAGACCAGGGAATTGCTTCCCAGACATTGGACGCAGATAGTTCCAATCCGTACACGATGCGTATTGCAGCGCGACGGGTAGCCGCATTATCTTTCGGAGGTAGAGAAGAGGGGTGCCACCTTACGGTAGCCCACTTTTCAACTGAAGTCGTGACGCTCATGTTGAGCGACATGGACTTGCCCTGCCAAGAGTAAACTGGACCAAAGGTCTCAGAGTGCTCAGTATGCACGGTACCGAAAGAACGACCACGATGAAGACCACCCTTCTGATAGAGAGCATGGATCTCGCCAACCTTTTTGTTGACAAGACCATTGAAATCTAACAGCTTCTTAAGATCGGATATAAGAGGCTTCCATCCGAACTGCCACGAGAGATAACCTCCCGCGGCATTTTCGATGATATTGTCCCCTTGTAACTTCAAAAGAGAGGGTAGTTCGCGCAACTCGAGGAAACTTACAGGACCATTAATGGCGTACTTATTAGGATTAGTCCTAAAAAGCACTTCAGTAGCGGCCTGTACGTTTGACACGGGATGCTCGAGGTCAAGATGTTGAGGATTCCAAATGGCGTCATTGTCGGGTACCCAATTATCCATCTCACTACGAGCTGGATCAGTGGAACTCGGCCATACACCATTTAGAGGGTCCATAACGATCCGCTTCTTGTTTATTGCAAGAATATGATCAATATGGGGACTCCCACTCTCGTCCAAGCTCACCGCATAGTAGTCCGTATAGTCGGGAACAGAACTGTTCGCGACTAACGAACCGGAAATGTACCCTTTATGGGTACCTCCACCTTTGCGGATATGCTGGGTCGATCGCATTCTCAACGGCATGATAACCTTCATCACGGCTTAGTAGGACGCAGAATTGCGCGAGCTCTTGCTCGGTGGAGGCCTTTTAA